CTGTGTTCTTGTTGATGTTGATGACACCCTCGATAGCATCTTTAGCAGTGATATGGCTATTGGCCGCTATGTTGCACAACGTGCAGGAATCGGCATCAACGCAGGTCGCATCCGTGGCATCAACAGTAAAATCCGAGGCGGAGAAGTTCAGCATACAGGTGTTGTCCCTTTCCTCAAAAAGTTTGAGGCAACTGTCAGATGTTGCACACAAAATGGCATCCGAGGTGGATCAGCAACTGTCCACTTCCCAATCTGGCACCAAGAAATCGAAGACATTCTAGTTCTCAAGAATAACAAAGGAACTGAAGATAATCGAGTTCGTAAACTTGATTATTCTATTCAAATTAGTAAGTTGTTCTATGAGAGATTCATCAAAGATGAAGAGGTTACTCTCTTCAGTCCCCATGACGTACCTGGACTTTATGATTCTTTCGGACTCCCTGAGTTTGACGATCTCTATGTTTCATATGAGAACAATCCGTCCATTCCGAAAAAGACTATTAAAGCGCAGGAACTCATTCTCAGCCTTCTTAAAGAAAGGGCTGAAACGGGTCGTATCTACATCATGAATATTGACCATTGCAATTCTCACTCATCCTTTAAGGATAAAGTTGAGATGAGTAATCTGTGCCAAGAAATCACTCTACCAACTTATCCTATTCAACATATTGATGATACGAGTGGTGAGATTGCTCTTTGTATTCTTTCTGCTATCAACGTTGGAAAAGTAAAGTCGGATGAAGAACTTGAGGAACTTTGTGAACTTTCTGTTCGTGGTTTGGATGAACTGATTGACTATCAGAAATACCCCGTAGCAGCGGCAGAAATCGCCACCAAGGCACGTCGTTCGCTTGGTATAGGGTTTATTGGTCTAGCACACTATTTGGCAAAACTTGGATATAATTATGCGGACCAAGAAGCATGGAATGCTGTTCACGGACTTGCGGAGTCTTTCCAGTATTATCTACTGAAAGCATCAAATCAACTTGCCAAGGAAAAGGGACATTGTGAATACTTCGGACGCACCAAGTATGCAGATGGAATACTGCCCATCGATACATACAAGAAAGATGTAGACGAAATCAGCACTCCAAGGTATCAGCATGATTGGGAAGCTCTTAGAGTATCTATCTCCGAGCATGGTCTCCGACACAGCACTCTGTCCGCACAGATGCCATCGGAGAGCAGTTCCGTTGTGTCAAACGCAACCAATGGAATCGAACCCCCTAGAGATTACTTGTCCATTAAGAAATCCAAAAAAGGACCACTCAAGCAGATTGTTCCGCAGTATCATACACTCAAGAACAACTATACGCTTCTGTGGGATATGCCTAGTAACACTGGTTATATTAACATTGTTGCGGTGATGCAAAAGTTCTTTGACCAAGCTATTTCTGGTAACTGGAGTTACAATCCAGAAAATTATGATAACAATGAGGTGCCAACTTCAGTCATGGCAAATGACTTTTTGACTACATACAAGTACGGGTGGAAAACTTCTTACTACCAAAACACTTATGATATTAAGACTGATGAGGTAGTTGAAGAGAAACCCAATCTTCAAAATTTGCTAAGTGAGTTAAGTTCAGTAGAGGAGGGAGAGTGTGAATCCTGTGCAGTTTAAAATTTCTTCCACGGAAGACCAACAAACACAGATTAAAGGTATGACAGTTTTTAACACTGAACAAGTGAACACCAAAAAGCAACCAATGTTTTTTGGAAAACCTCTGGGAGTCCAGAGATATGATTCATACAAATATCCTGTATTCGATAAACTGACTACTCAGCAACTAGGATACTTCTGGAGACCCGAAGAGGTGTCCCTCCAGAAGGACCGTGGAGATTATCAAACACTTCGCCCAGAGCAAAAGCACATCTATACTTCTAACTTGAAGTATCAGATTATGCTTGACTCTATTCAGGGTCGTGGTCCTGGCATGGCATTTATTCCATACTGCTCACTTCCTGAGTTGGAAGCGTGTATGGAAGTGTGGGGATTCATGGAAATGATTCACTCACGTTCATACACATACATCATTAAAAACGTGTATTCTGACCCAAGTGAGGTGTTTGACAAAATCGTGACCGATGAACGTATTCTGGAACGTGCTAAGAGCGTTACAGAGTCATATGATGACTTTATTCAAGCATCACAACAGTATGGTGTATCTGATACTTGGTTACACAATCTTGAAGGAGTTACATACGCAAAAGAGTCAATCAATGATGTTAAACGAAAACTCTATAGAGCAATCGCAAACGTTAACATTCTTGAAGGTATTCGCTTCTACGTTAGTTTTGCTTGTAGTTTCGCCTTTGGTGAACTTAAGCTTATGGAAGGATCCGCTAAAATCATCTCTCTCATCGCAAGAGACGAAAACCAACATCTAGCCATTACACAGAATATTCTGAACAAATGGCGTGATGGTGATGATCCAGAAATGAAGCAAATTGCAAAAGAAGAGGAAGAGTGGGTCTATAAAATGTTTGAACGTGCGGTAAATGAAGAAAAGAGATGGGCAGAATATTTGTTTAAAGATGGTTCTATGATTGGATTAAATGATAAACTTCTTTGTCAGTATGTTGAATGGATTGCTAATCGTAGAATGAAATCGATTGGTCTTAAACCTCTTTATGATATTTCTGCAAAGAACAATCCACTTCCTTGGACACAGCATTGGATTTCTTCAAAAGGATTGCAAGTTGCTCCACAAGAAACAGAAGTTGAATCTTATGTTGTTGGTGGAATTAAACAGGATGTTAATAAAGATACTTTTACTGGATTTAAACTTTGATACTAGGGAGGGTTAACCTCCCTTTTTTTATAAATACAAATAAACATCTAATTCTAGGGATATGAACTTTACTAATATTTCTGAAGCATACCAAGCAATTTATGAACCAATTGAATTGGTTGAAGAATTCCTTTCAGAGGAATACGACGGTATCGAAGATCTGACTGAAGAGAATTTCAGTGACATTGTTGAAGAAACTGTCTATGAAGTTTTAGAAGAAGGTCTTGAACTTGATGAGTTAGATGATATTTTTGAAGCAGTAATTATGGAACTTAATCCATATGCTCCTGCTGGATCAAAAGATGCTAGAGCATATCAAAAGTCAACTTCATCATCTAAGCGTGGTGCTGAGAGAGCAGCAGCAGTCTCTGCAGCAAAGGAAAAGGTAAAGGGTGCAGTTAAGAGTACAGTTAAGAAAGTTAAAACAAAAGCTATTTCTGCTAAAGGATCTGCTGAGAAGACTACAAAGGGACTTAAGCAGCAGTCTCATGTTGGTCTTGCAAAATATGCAAGTAAGCATAATTTAGTTAAGGGTGCAGGTCTTAAAACTCAGTCAAGCAAAGGTAGAGGTGAACTTCGCTCTGCAGTTGTCAAGCATGTAGGTTCTAGAGTTAAATCAAAAATTAAATCTGCAATTGGTAAAGTAAAGCAAAAGGCAGCATCTGCAGCAGTCTCAGGATATGCAGCAGCACGTTCTGCTAAGCAAGCAGCATCTGATGTCAAAAACAGAGCAGTACAATCTGTTAAGAATAAGGCAGCAGTTGCAAAGCGTAATGTAAAGGGTGCAGCAGGTGCAGCAAAAGCAGGTGCTAAGAGTGCTGTAGGTAAGGCAGCAAGAGCAGTCTCCACTGGTGCTGGTAAGGTTGCTTCCAAATTGGGTGAAGAGTTTGATACTTATGATATCGTTCTTGAGTATCTTTGTGTAGAAGGTTATGCAGATACCTTAGAAGATGCAGAATGGATTATGGCAAACGAACTTGACTTTGATACTATTGATGAAATCATTGAAGCTTTTAAAAGTGCTAATCTTGATAAAATGAAGGCAAAGGAAGCACAACATGCCAGTGATGCTTTTAAAAAGGGAACTAATGATGATGGAAAGTATAGAAGCGATTCTAGAAATAGATCAATGAAGATGCATGGTATTCGTGGTGCAATCGAACGTGGTGAAGACCCAAGAGCAGATACTTATGGTGGTGCTCAGAAAAAACCAGTTGATCATCGTGCAGGATTTTCAAAAAATCCATTAAATAATCCTTCAAGACCTGTTAAAAAACCTGGAGTATGAGTTTAAGACCCCTCTCATGAGGGGTCTTTTTTTTATCTAAATACCAAAAAAGGTAATGTCTCAATGGTTGACTATGAGAATCCTTGGATCTACAATGGAAAGGAATTTGATTCAAGTGATATTCAAGATTATTTTGGTTTTGTATATCGTATTGATTGCAGTCAGACTGGTCGCAAGTATATTGGTAGAAAGTATTTCTGGAGTTTCCGCACACCAAGAGGAAAATCTAGAAAAGTTAAGGCAGAATCTGACTGGAAGTGCTATTATGGATCGTGCCC